AGTTGGACCAGCTTTTGAACAACACTTGCAACCGTCTTTCCCTTTCCGATATGAATATCGACGGAAAGTTCTATATCGGTAATTGGAGCGAACTGAAAGAACTCCGTACGATTAAATCGGGTAATTACCAGAAAAAGGTTGTCGTCAAGAACGGGTTTGCAACCCTTGCCGACAAGGTGTTCATCGACGCTGATGACCTCCCGAGAATGTACTGCATTCCTGTCTTGAAGGCATCTACTGGAAAGTGGGGAACCTGTTTCTATCCGTACGATGTAGGCGGTCACCCAATACCGAAGGAAGACCTGTTGAAGCCGCACCGCTTTGGTGACTCGATGGATGACTCTGTTGAAGCCTTCCTCATCCACCACAAGAAGGAACTGCTGAAAGGAAGAAAGGACAAACCAGATTTGGATTGGGTACACTTCGGTAGAACCCAGGCAATCAACGATGTCTACAAGAACAAGCTTGCCGTGAACACGGTCGTTAAGGGAAATGACACTGTCAAGGTGAACTATGTCGAGTCTGGAAAGGGTGTTTACTCTGGTTTGTACATCATGGGTAACGACTGTCGAGTTGACATCACTGTTCTGACCGCATTGCTGACCGAGAAGAGGTTTACCGACTATGTGGCGTTGTTGAAGAACTACAAGAGTGGTGGCTACTATTCGTTCAGTTCCAACGACCTTGAATGCTATCTCAATTACAGGCTCAGCCTGATTAAGGAACCTAAAATCATCTACATTGGATAAGTAATTGATTATGACTACGCCTAACAGCCCAGAGTATTTTTGCCGCCTAGCCAAGCGGTTAGTGTACACCGAACCTAAGCTGAAATCCGTTGTCCGTACACTTGTAAAGAAGTCCATGCCCACAGGGTATCAACTTCAATCTGTAATCAAAATGGCCACAATATCCGTGACCTATCGGGCGGAGCTTTTTAACAGGCGCAAGCCTGATAAGCGGATTCTTTGTGATTTCGAGTATAAGGATGGAAAGCTGGAAATTTGCGCATCGTGCGTAAACAGGTACAACCAGTACTATGTCTATTCAGACAGGCCGTACTCTTTGAAATGCAGCAACGCCACGGAAAGTTTCCCATACGATGAAGAAAAGCTTACGAAAACCCTTAAAATTTTTGACACTTTGGAGAAAATATGAAAGAACTTCATGTTAAACGTTTTTGTGGAACACTTGATGCACCTATGATACCTGCTACCGCTTGCTGTGATTTTGTCAATGACAATCCGCAGATAGAAGTGCAGACGATTGTGCATTCAAACAATGATGTATTTCTTTATTATAGGGGTAAGGAAATATCGGAATTTCATTACAACAAGGAAATGCTAGAAAAAGAAATCACCCTATTTAACTTTAAAGGACAGTAATATGGAATTAAGATGTCAAGTCGATATGAACTGGTACGAGGTAGGTAAGGAAACGCCTCGTGAAGGAATCCTTCTGTTCATGGTAACGGATAAGGAACCCGACCTCATTTACAGCGGTTACTACATCAAAGGTAGCTTCCGTATATTGGGTCAAATGGGTGGCATCCTTATGCTCAAGGATAGCAACGTAACCCACTTTGCCTACATGAACAACAACATGCTTCCGAAGAATTGCAAGGAAGGTTGTCTCGGTAGCGGCTGGCATATTACCGAGAAGGAAGTACCTGACAATGACGAACCTGTTGCCATCTGGCCCGAATACAAAGGAAACCGATTTGCTGTATGGAACAAGCACGAGGAGTGCTGGGACGACGAAACCGCTGATGACTTCCTTTGTCATAAGGATGAAGTTGAAAAGTGGTTCCCGATTAACTGGGGCGGAGCAGAATAAAAGGAGGACGACTATGTTGTTGGACGAAGATGAAAAAGAGACAGTATCAACCGCACTTTATCAATATCAGAGTACAATAGACAGCTTAAAGTGCATCAGGCGTAACCTGACAGATGCAGTCAATGGTCAGGGAACCTGCGAAGAAAAATACTATAAGGTTCGCGATGTGCTTTTTGAAGATTTTGGAATAATTGGGATGCTTGACAGACTCATCGTGGATGGCATGATGTATCTCGAAAGCAACCCTGTTAGCGAACTTATAGATAACCTCAAGGATGAATTCGGCGGGGTTCCTGTTGTGGTTGAAAACAAGGTTATGGACCCTGTCAGTTTCTATTATCCGTTAAAGGGAAGTATCAAGCTGATTGGTGTCGCCCGCAACCGTGAGGCTTATCTGGCCACGCTTAAACAGATTGGCGACAAACATGTCGAGGGATGCATGGCTCTGGTTGGCGAAGAGCTTATCAATGTCACTCCAGAAGGTAAACTTGAACACGAGCCGAAAAACGGCCCCGTAATTCCTGAGGATACGATGGATTACCTCCATTGGAAACGTGGCGTTTAATCAACTCCATATAAAAGAAAAGGGCAAGCGAGATGCTTGCCCTTTAATGTTTTCACGCCTATTAGACGTACTTGTATCCAGGCGGAATCCAGATTGTGAACCTGTCGTACTGGAATGTTGCTTGCCATGTACCCAGGTCAGCCGTACCGTAGGTTCCCTTCTTGGGAAGAGAAACCTTCTTCGGCCATGCGTTGATATACGTGATGGAGAAGATGCAGTCACCATACATCCAGTCGTAGTATTCAAGCGTCACCGTCTGGTTACGGAGCAGCTGAACCGTCGGGTTAGGCCAGTTGGCCTGCTGTCCGAGACCGAGGTGAATGTGGTTTGAAGAATCCTGTGCAATACGGTTCGTCTGCCAGTTGGCATCGGAACGGTTTGCCAAGGTGAGTTCACCCGTGTTGTACACGAGGTTTCTCCATTCCATCATTGCTTCATACGGAGCCATGTCTTCTGTACACACACCGCCGATGGAGAATACGCCGTCGAGGCCCTTCTGACCAACAGGATAGTGCTTGTTGAAGCCCATGTACTGGAATGCCTTAGATTCCAATTCGACAGCAGGAAGCTCAGGAGGTTCCTGAACATACAGGGCGAAGGAGGCTTCGCCGTCCTGAATGTCGAACTGGTCGTGGTTCTGAAGACCCATGCCGAAAGCGTGGAAGATTTCGGTGGAAATCAGCATACGCCAGCGGCTGGTTCTGTACGGGTCGGCCAAGGTGTCGATGGCAGTGCCATAGAACACCTTTTTCTTCAATTCGTCATCAATAGTCTGATTGATACCCATAGTTTACCTCCCATTACACATAAAGTGAAGTGGTTTGAGTGTTGCTGGAACCATTGGACTCAACAATAGTTCTCAATGTAATCCAGCGAGAGGTCTTGGTCGGCTTCAATCTGAGGTCAACGTGCAACTCGTTCCTGTCGATTACGTCAGGCGTGTTGTTCGTATCGTCGCAGATTGCTGTGCCAGAGTACAAACCAGCTGGGTTAGAGTTCATGATTGCATCCAATTGAGCCTGCAAGTCAGACTGAATGTTGGTACGCAGGTTGGTCGTATTCAACTGGAAGACCTTTCTATCGAGGTAGTGATAGAACATCTTGTGAATACCAGCCAAGAGCATTGCCACATGAATCTGGTCGAATGCAGAGCTTTCCTTCTGCATCGTGAAGTCGCCCCAGACGAACATTCCACGGCTGTTGAAACGAGTCGGGTTGACCCTGATTTCAGTAAGACGTGCGATGTTGGAATCCGTGTCTTCAGGATACTTGAAGGTTCTAGGATACTTTTCGGTTACGCCCCATTCCGTCGGAATCACAGCGTTGATTTCGCCAGCAGGCGGCAACCACCAGATTCCGTTAGCGGCGTTAGCCGTGATGATAGAAGCCAACTGAACGGACTTCACGACTTCTACGTTCATGAGAGTGTAGTAGCTGTCGAAGAAGATGCCACGTCCATCGTAGATTGCACCCCAACGGCCCTTGACACCGAATCCCTGAGCGCCAATCATCTTGCGGAGGGTCGTTTCGATGTTGGCTTCGCCTACGCCGTCAAGGATAGCAAAGCAGTCCTTACGGAGTTCGCAGACGTTAAGGATAGCGGAGATAACCGTTCCGTCGAGAGTTTCACGGTTCTTCTTGAACAAAGCGTTGATACCCGTACCAGCACCGATGAGCATGGACACGTCCGTGCCATCCTTGTCGAGGAAGAGGTTCCAAGCGTTTGCCAGAGTAGCAGAATCGCCGTTGTTTGCTGGCGAGTATTCCCAGATTGCGTCGTTGATGATTGCGGGGTCGCGTTCATCGTAAGAGAGCATTGAGGAAACAGAGTCGAGGTGACCGTTTTCCACGCTCTGAGACATGTCGTAAGCGTTGTTCGTCAAGAAGTTGTCGAGGATGCCGCTATCGTTGATGAGAAGCCTTGCACCGCTGTCCGTGAGAACAGAGTCTGCAACGTCACCAATGTAGAGGTTTCCGTCGTCGTGGACGTAAGGAACGATGGTTCCTTCCATGTCGTAAGACTTGCCGTTGAAGTGGTAGGTGATGTAGAGGTACATCCTTGCGATGGCCTCGCCTTCCGAAGAAAGCACATACACCTGCTTTGCCTCACCGTTGAAGTTCACATCTTCGTACTTGACAGAAGCGAGACCCATAGCGTTGAACGATGCACCCACATCATCGCTGACGAGGAGCTTGTCGGTGCGCTGGATTACGCCGTTGTTGTTGGTCGTGTATGCGAAGCTGAGAAGGTCAGAGTAACCTTCTGGCTGTTCACCCTTAACGAGGAAGTCTTCTTCCTGAACATTTGCAGGAACCGTCAGGTCATAGGCGCCAAGCATGTTGAACGTCAGGCCGTCCTTTCCAGATACCCAAATGTTTGCATTGGATGCAGTCAGGTCAACCAGCTTCCAGTCGCTATACTCACCGAACTTCTTTGCCTTGCCCGTTTCTTGGTCGAAGGTGATGTCGCCAGTGTGGCTGAGAATCACGATGTCCTTGAATGTGTTGATGTTCTTGACTTCGTAGATATCGTCCTTGTCGAAGATATCGTTACCGTCAGCGGCCTTGTTCGTCTTCTGACGCACAAATACAACGAGGTCTCCGATGCCGTACTGTGTTGCAGTTCCAAACGGTACTTGAACGCCGATTGTGGTCGTCGTGTTGTACTTCGTCTTGTCAGCAGCGTCGGTAATCTGAGTTACGTTGTTGCCGAGGTAAGTATTGATTGCAAAGCCTTCACGGTTGAATGCAGCGAGAATGTTCTTCGTCGTTGCAGTGAGGTTGATAATCTTGCTTCCAAGAGATGTAGAAGCAGCAACTGTCTCACCATCCTTTCCAGTGATAGCGATTGCACCAGAACCCGTAACAGAGGTCACAAAGTATTCTGGCTTGCCTTCTGTGTCAAGCTGAATGATGTCTTCTGCCGATACAGTACCCACGTCAACCATACCACGAGTTTGAAGAGTGGTTGGCTTGGAAGGAAGCGTTTCAGGGAACACGAGCGTAACAGTGTACAGCGTCGGGGTTTCCATAACAGTGTATGTTCCCTTGACCGTTGCCGTAGTAGGTGTTGTTGATGGAGTTTCGGTATACACCAATGTCCATACCTCCCCTTCTTTTGTGAGAGTACCGTCATCAGAAGAGTAGGTTTTCAGTGTTGCACCTTCTGGCAAAGTCCATGATACCGTTCCTGTTGCAGTCTTTGTTTCGGAATTGTACGAAGTAACCGTAAAGGTTCCAGTGGTATTCTTTGGGTCAGATTCTACTGGGTCACCGTCGATTGCCTTCGGGCCAGATACGTTGACTCCAACGAATTCTTCTGGCGTTGTTACACCAGTGAATGTTGCAACCACGGAGTCTTCACCATTGATGGTGTCCATGAATGCGTCAGCAGCTTCGATGGTATCAAACGTGCCAACGAGTTTAGCTGGCGTGGTGTCATCCCAAACAAGCTTGCTTACGTCAACATCGTTCAATGCCTTCGGACGGTTGGAATTGACATTCAGCGTTACAATCTTTGCAGATGCATCGCAGCTTTCCTTTCCAACAGAAGTGATTTCATAAGAAGTGAAACTATTCACTCCGCTTTC